TAGTCTATCTGCTAAATGATGTAAAACCATATCTCCAAGAAAAATAGCTACATGATTTAAAGTTGGGTGCATGATAGACATTAATAGCACATCTCCCTTCTCTAATTTCTCATCTTTTCTAAGTTCTCTAAATCCTGTTCTCCACGCATAGCTTTCAAACAAAGGATCATCTAAAAACTCCTGTGGTGTCATATTTCTCTCATAATCCTTCAATTCAATATTCTTTTCCTGTTTATACCAATCTCTGACTAATGACCAACAATCAGTAACACCCCAGACCCACGGACGACCCAATAAATTTGGAACGTAACCTTCTGGGATACATTCTCCCCACTCTTCTGTTTTAGGGTTAACGATATGCCACGGAAGTTTACTATGTTCACAACTGATACGATCAGCCTGACTAGGAATTGGAGGTGTGACTGGGTGACTATGAACAACCGCTATAATCTCACCTGTCTTATCTGCATTTACATAGTCTTCTGGATTTAAAATAAAGTGCTGATGATCTGTAATAGCTAGATTTTCACAAGGAAAATATCTTTGCTTACCTCTGACATTAAGAAGTAAACCAACAGATTCTTTTGGATCTTGGTCTTTCGCATGAACCAACGCATCATCTCGCCAAGTCATTGATTAAACGTACCAATAGAAGGAAACAAA